ACTTCAAACTGTCAGAATTGTTCCCTACAAGTTCAATCCTGATTCTCCGTTCATCGAATTGAAGTTCTACTACAATCTCGGTGGCAAGCACTACCTCGCCCCTTGCACTTTCGGCAAGCCAGACCCGATTCTTGAAGTCATTGAAGCTCTTCGCTCCAGTGGCAGCAATGAGGAAAAGGAAATCGCCGCAAAGCTGACCCCAACCGCCAGAACTTACGCACCAGTCCTCGTCCGTGGTGAAGAGGAACTCGGTGTCCGCTTCTGGGGATTTGGTGTTACGGTCTATAAGCAGCTGTTGAAGCTGATGACCAACGCAAAGTGGGGAGACATTACCTCGTGGACCGAAGGAAACGACATTGATGTTGAATTCCACAAGGAATCCAAGAAGAAGAATGCCAAGGGACAATCATTCCCCGAGACTACAATCACACCATGTCCTCAAAAGACTCCTGTGGTTGATCCTACTCGTCGTGATTTGATGGAAAAACTGAAGGATCAAGTTGAGATTACTCAGATTTTCCCACTGAAATCTTACGACGAATTGAAGGAAGCCGTTGAAAAATGGCTGCATCCTGAAGACGCCGATGCCGAAGCCGCAGAGCTTGAACAACAAGCAGAAGCGCATTTGGCAGCACAAGCCGCCGCAACGACTGTCGCACCAGCCGCAACTGTCCAAGTTGCAACTCCTGCTGCACCAGCCGCCGCACCTGCTCAAACTACCGCCGCAACGCCAGCTGCAACTGGTGCCCTTGAGAACGAGTTTGAGAAGTTCTTCCAGACCAAGTAAGGTCTCGGCAGATAGATAAAATAACTTGCAAGGATACCTGAAATACGGTATCCTTGCAAGCATCTATAAGGATTTTTATGGCCCAAGACAAGAAGAAAACCTCCAGCAAACATGTCGAAGTTGACGCCAATGTTGACCGTGATGAGATGGCAATGTTGCTTCAAAAAGAACTCAATAAGTCTAACAAAGACGGTACGAAAGTATCTTACTTCCTAGATGAAGATGACAATCCTTCTCAAGTAACAGAGTGGATTTCAACTGGCTCAAGTCTTCTTGACTTGGCAATTTCCAATCGTCCTCATGGTGGTCTTCCTGTCGGAAGAATGATTGAGTTGAGTGGTTTGGAAGGCACGGGCAAGTCGCTCATTTGTGCCCAAATCATTGCGGAAACGCAACGCCGTGGTGGTCTTGCAGTATTCTTCGATTCTGAATTTTCTGTTGACAGAAACTTTTGGGTCGCACTTGGGGTTGACATCAAAAATGTCAATTATGTCCCATTCACGACTCTTGAGGAATTCTTCAACAAATTTGAGTTGTGTGTTGGCACATTCCGTAAGAAGTGTCCAGACCGCTTACTCACAATTTTTGTTGACTCCGTAACCCAAGCCTCTGTTGAAAAAGAGATGGAGAGCGAGCACGGAGTTGATGGATATAACACGGGCAGAGCAATTGTGATTAGCAAGGCAATGCGTAAATGTACTGGTCTCATCGCACGTCAGCGCATTCTTCCTGTCTTCACTAACCAAGTTCGTTACAACATGAATGCCGGTCCATTCGGGGACAAGTGGATTGTTCCCGGCGGCAAAGCCTTGCCATTTGCGTGCTCTGTCCGTGTTCGCCTCGCCAACCTCGGTAAACTCACCAAGAGTGATGATGTCATTGGTATGAAGGCGCAAGCGCAAGTCATCAAGAATCGTTGCGGTCCAAACTACCGCACCGCTGCCTTTGAAATTCATTATGATTCGGGTATTCAAGACCTTGCCAGTTGGCTCAAGTTCATGAAGGACTATGGCATTATTACTGGTGATGGACGTGGATATGAATACAAGCGTCCAGATGGTTCTGCGGTAGAGTTTAACACTGCGAAATTCGTAGAGTTGATGAATACCGATGCTGCCTTGAAAGAAGAAATCTATCAAGCGATTTGCAGTAAGTATATCATGCAGTACAGAGACCCAAATAGCAAAATCATTGAAGACATTGTGGAAACGGGTGATGAGAATGACGACATTACAAAAAATGCCGTTAAAGACGAATGAAATTTAATGATTTGATGGGCAAGAAATTCGGAAAACTCTTAGTAATTGAGAGAGAACTCCCGAACGATTCTTCGAATAATATAAGATGGAAATGCCAGTGTGATTGTGGAGAAATTGTTATTATTCGTGGCGGAAATCTTACTGATAACAGAACAAAAAGTTGTGGCTGTTATCATCGTGATAAAGTGAGAAAACAACCATATTATCACATCTATTCTGCATTAAAACGCAGGAAAAAATATGCTAAATGGAACTCTAAGAAGAAAGAAGTCAAGTTTACTTTCCAAGAGTTTTTGAAATTTGTATCAGTAAGTAATTGTCATTATTGTGGAGAAACTATACGATGGGAAATGTATAGTGGAAGATTTGGGAATAGACATCATTTGAATCTTGACAGAAAGGATAATTCTATCGGTTACACGGTGGATAATTGCGTCGTTTGTTGTCCACGGTGTAATAGGATGAAAGGAACTCTATCTTACGAAGAATTTTATGAGTTTACACGTCCGATTAGAGAGGTATTATGAAACAATGCTTTGAGTGTGATTCCAAAAATAATTTGATCGAGCATCATGTAGTTCCTCGAAGCAGGGGAGGAAAAAGAACGATTGTATTATGCCAGCCATGTCATGATAAAGTTCACGGTCACAAACGATTGAGAAACATAAGCGTCTCAGAACTTACTTCCGAGGGTCTAAAACGAGCAAAAGAACGTGGTGTTAAATTGGGAAACCCAAATCCTGCCAGAGCATTGGCAAAGGCAATGGAAACAAGTCAGCGTCGAAAAAAGAAATTTTATGATTATGCCATAGTTCATATTCGTGAGATCCAAGCAAGTGGTATTTCTACATTACAAGGAATTGCCGACGCACTTAATTCCAAAGGAGTACTTACTTCAAGAGGTAAATTATTTTCTGAGCAGAATGTATTTAATGTTATAAATACAGACCCTACTATAAAACAACCATCGTGGACAGCAACCGCTGTAAAAAGAGTACTTGACGTATGAACCTTACGGCAGAGGAACGTGCCAAGTTATCCAAGCTTCTCACGACGAAGAAGACTCAGATTGAGGATGCTCACAATAACTGGGTACGTAGTACAAACTCCGATGTTTTGCTCGTAGATGGGACCAACACGTTTATGCGTTGTTGGTCTGCCAATCCAGCAATGGATGAAAATGGCAACCATACGGGTGGTGTAATCGGGTTCCTCAAGTCTCTTGGCTACGCAATCAAACTTCTCGCTCCAACTCGTTGTGTTCTCGTGTTCGATGGAGTTGGCGGTTCATTCAAACGCCGCCAACTCTATCCCGAGTACAAGGAGAAACGAAAGGGACGCATACGATTAAACAGGACGTATGAAGACATGGGAGAAGCAACCACAGAGGAAGAACAGTGTCGCCGCCAGTACATTCGTTTGCTTCATTATCTTCAAACATTACCGTTAAATCTTGTTTCGGTAGATCATGTTGAAGCAGATGACGTTATTGCATTTCTCGCCACAGAGTATTTCCAAGCATCACGAAAGGTCTTCATTATGTCTTCGGACAAAGACTTTTTACAGCTATGCACTGGAAATATAAATGTGTATTCTCCGACAAAGAAACGTATTTATGGTACAGCAGAAGTTTTGGATGAGTATCAGATCCATCCGAATAACTTCGTGCTTTTTAGAGCACTGGATGGAGATACATCGGATAATGTAAATGGTATTGAAGGTGCTGGACCAAAAACTATTGTAAAGCACTTTCCTTGGTTGAATGAACCTACCAAACACACAGTTGATGAAATCATCAATCATGCAGTAAATCTACGCAATAAATACAAGGTTTGTGACAACATTGCCGAAGGCAAGACTATCATAGAGAGAAACATTGCTTTGATGCAGTTAAGGGATACTGCATTGACAACGGTTGGACAACTTTATTGTGTGGAGAGAATGGAGACTAAAAATATCCCTAAGTTAGATCGCAACGCATTTTTCAAGCTCGTAAGAGAGGATATGCTCGACAGCAATCTACCGAATCACGTAACATGGGTGAATGAAGTATTTGATCCTCTTGACCGAGTGACAAGGACTCAATAAATGAACTCCAAAGAACGACGCATCTCAAATAGGCATCGCAGACATCATGACAAACAAGAACTCCAAAAAGCAATCTCAACCGACGACCCGTTCGAAGAGTACCGTCCCAAAACGCCCACCTATTCAGTGGGTGGCTACGTGGCATACCGATCTCCACAGAAAGTTGAAAGTAGGAGATAAGATTGTTCTTCCAACTATCTGTGGAAAGTATGAATTCACAGTAGTTTCTATGACTGAGAAATCAGCCCTTCTCGAAAGTGGGTTGATTCAAGCTCGTTTGCAAAAAGTGGGGAGTGTGTGGAGATATAATCACTGCACTTGGAGTAAAGACACCGTTGTAAAGGTACAGATAGTATGAAAAAGTTTACACTACTCAGATTTGGCCATTGCTACTTGAACCGTGAGGGGGATTTTGCGGTTGCACTGTTGCGTGGCGATAAGAAGCACGGCTACGAACTAGCCGCCAGTCACGCACACCCCAACGTTTGGTTGGGAAAAATCCAACTCATGTCTCGGGTAGTTCCGAATGATGGGAATTGGATTGAAATTGATCCAGCGATGTTCAATGTAGCGTCCGCATTTCATACCTCGGGTCATGCAGTAAGACTCCCCTCTCAACGAGGGGAGTCTCCTGTAGTTTTCAAGAAGTATTAACCTCGCCAATTCTTAGGTGGCTTGGCGTACTTCGTATCTTGGAATGGTTCTGGGAAACTGACTTGTTTCTCATTACCAAGTGGGATGCCCATTTCTAGCAGACTTTGACGACTAGCGTAATAGATGTTCGTGGAAAGAGCAAGAATGCCTCGCTCAAACTCGACTTCGACTACCCGAGATTCCTTCGCCTCGCCCCACTTTGTTCCCATATCAAACCCACGGGGATTCGCCATATTCATAGCACGAAGGACACTTTCGGCAGAAGATTTCGCCTGACCACTGAAGGAGCGTTTCTTGCTCATGTAATCGCCGAGACCTTTGCTTGTGGAGCGTCCTTTTGTAGGAATGCTGTCACAAGAGTAGAGTGTATTTCCCAATGGTGCAGAAGCACCAAGAGAGTTATCACCTGCATTACAAAGAGTGCTGCCGAAAGTGGCATCGGTGCTGCGGGTGAAAGTACTGTCGCACCAGATAGTAGGATAATCCCAATAGGGACGAGGGCGTGGATAATGATCGTGATGATGGTGGTGATGATGCTCTTCCCGAATCACAGTTGGTTGTGGAGGCGGGACGTACTTTTCTTCGAAAAGACGAATGCCAATAACTCCAACATTGCGCTCCGACCCATCTCCCTTGTCAGCAGCGTAGGATTCACCTTTGGCACCAAAAATGAATTTGGCAACCTTTTCATCAGAGACACGGAAACCATCAATCTTGAGAGTATTGAGACCACTGATAACGTAGCCAGGGTTGTTTTCAACCGCTTTCTTACCAGTCAAAACATCAAGGCCATCAACAGAGCAGACAGCGAGAATTCGCTTCCATTCGTTGTTCTTGATTTCAATGGTGTATTCAGAACCATCCTTGGCTTCGATGAAAATCTTTCCATCGTGGTGGTACTGTTTGCAACGGGAACCGTTGACGAGAATGTTTACGTCTTGAGACATAGTATTTACCTTTCTTTAGTTGAGTGTCTGAACCGTAGTTCAGTTTCTAAAGCTTTGGCCGCTCATACTGCGGATTTCGCTTTATGTTACGCTAATACTATATCAGGTCAAAACAGATTTGCAACTTTTTTTAACAAGAAAAATCAGATGTCCCTTCTCAGTCATTGCTTATAATAAGTTGTGTTAGAAGCAAATGTCGAGTAGAATGTCGGGCACAAGTGAAGAGATGAAGTATGGAAAACCAACAAAACGAAATCAATAACCTCAAGAAGTTTGGAGCAACCTTTCAATCAAAATGTATCAGTGGTCTTGTATCAGATCGAGTATTCCTTGAACGCATATCTGACATTTTAGACCCCAACTATTTTGAGACAGACGCTCATAAGTGGATTATTCAACTTGTCATCAATTACTTTCCGAAGTACCGTGATGTACCTTCGATGGAAGTATTTAAGGTTGAGATCCAGAAAATTCAAGATGCTGTATTACAAGCATCAGTATTTGAGCAAGTAAAAGCAGCGTACAAACATGTTCCCGCCAATGACCTTGCTTATGTTAAGGAACAATTCATCGAATTCTGCAAGAATCAAAAGTTGAAAAATGCCATTTATGAATCGGCAAATCTCTTGAAACTTGGAGATTATGAGGGAATCTGGAATCTAATCAATACTGCCGCAAGAGCAGGAGCAGAGAGAAATCTCGGTCACGATTATATGGCTGATTTTGATGCTCGTATGTCAGAAGCAGCACGAGAAACAATCAAGACCGGATGGGATTTGATTGACGGTCATCTTGATGGTGGACTTGGAAAAGGAGAACTTGGTTTTATTGTTGCTCCAGCAGGAAGTGGAAAATCATGGTTCCTCGCACGTATGGGTGCGGAAGCAATGAAACAAGGTAAGAATGTGATGCATTTCACTATGGAGTTGAATGAGAAATACGTTGGAAGACGTTATGATGCTTGCTTCTCCGGTATTGCTTTCCAAGACGTTCGTAAATTCCCCGACCACATCAAGGCGGCACTGAAAGATGTCACGGGAAAACTATTCATCAAGTATTTCCCGATGAATACTGCCAGCGCATTGACTTTGAAAGCACACCTAGAGAGAGTGCAATTACTCACCGGGGTCAAGATTGATTTGGTGGTTGTGGACTATGCAGATTTGCTCCGACCATTCACGATTCATAAGAACTCAAATTCTTATGAACAAGGCGGCGACACTTATGGGGAACTTCGCTCTATGGCTGGTGAGATTCAAGTTCCAGTGTGGTCTGCTTCACAAGCCAATCGTAGCGCACATGAAGAAGATATAGTCGGTGCGCTCAATGTTGCTGATAGCTACAAGAAAATCATGATTGGTGATTTCATCATGTCGCTAGCTCGCAAAACAGAAGATAAACTGGCAAGCACAGGCAGAGTTTCCATTCTCAAGAGTCGCTTTGGTTCTGATGGTCCAGTTTATCCATGTGCGTTTGATACGTCATGTGGCAAAATCAACATTTACGATGCCAAATCAGTTGAAGGAATGGAGATTCTGAACAAGGCGAAATCTGCACAGGAAAGTATGAAGGACATCATTCGCAAGCGTTGGAAAGAAACGCATGATGACGATGATAGTTCAGCATCCTAAATATCAAACTACAATCTGAGAGTGCTTTTCGAGAAGTTAATTTTCGATTGCATTCTCAGTTTAGAATTATCTACTTATACGTTGCTAAAGAAGAGGAAAAAGAAGATATGGATCAACAACCCACCACGAAGTTCGAAGATGTCAAAAAACTTACAACCGAAGAATACTTTCAAGGAAATCAATTCAGCATAGATGCATTCAGGAAAAAGTATGCACTTACACCAGACGAGACGTACGTATGTGCAGTCAAACGTGTTTGTGACTTTGTAGCATCCGTTGAATCAACACAAGAGTTACGAGACTATTGGAGTGCTCGTTGGTTTGACGAAATCTTCAATGATTGGTGGCATCCTGCCGGTAGCATCATGCAAGGAGCTGGGTCTGGACGTAAAATTTCTCTTGCCAATTGCACTACTATCTCATTGGGGGCCAAGCGTGAAGATGAAGAGTGGGATAGTCTTGAGGCAATCATCAAAAACACCGCTTATACCATTGCGAAATGTGCTGCTTATCGCCAAGGTCTCGGCGTTGATTTCTCTCGTCTTCGTCCAAACGGAACAAAGGTGTTGAATTCTGCCAACCAATCTACTGGTGCTGTTCATTGGATGGAATTTGAAGACAAGATTGGATATTTCGTAGGGCAAAAGGGAAGAATTCCTGCTATGCTTTTTAGCATTTCTTGTGATCATCCTGATGTAGAGGAGTTTATACAGGTAAAGTCCGATTACACCAAGATTCAGAATGCCAATATTTCGGTTCAATGCACGGAAAAGTTCTACAAAGCCGTGGAAAATGATGCTGATTGGGATTTGACCTTCACCGTTCCTGCAATCAAAAAAGGTGACAAGATTTATATTGATGTTCATAGCATTGACATGGCGACAACTCGGGAACAAGGAACGGGGCGTTATTATCGCCTCGCAACGCATGATCGTAAGAAAGAAGTGTTCACAAAAACGGTTAAGGCACGGAAGTTGATGGAGCTGATTGCAAAGAATATGCATCAGAACGCCGAACCCGGTATCCAAAACATTGACATTGCTCGTAAGTACAGCAACAGCGATGCGATGTATGACGAAAATGATGAATATGATTCCAGAATCCTATCTACTAATGCATGTTCTGAGCAGTATCTTAGCCGTGAAAGTCTCTGCGTTCTTGCTTCTATTAACGTGGGAAGATTCTCGACTAAACGTGAAATATACCAGTCCCAATTGGAGAAGATTTCTAAGTCGGTAAACCGATTTTTGGACAATATTAACGAGTGTGAATTGATTCATCAAACATATGCAACCCCACACCAAGCACTTGCTATTCGCAAGCTCCGTCGTACTGGTGCTGGCGTCACCAACATTGCCGCATGGTTATTTAAGCGTGGAGAAATTTACGGAACAAAATCGGCAAATGATGCGACCGAAGAATTCATAAAGTGGTTCAATTATTGGTTGTACATTTCAACCGAAGAACTTGGTCTCGAAAAGGGTGATTTTGGACTCTTCAATAAAGAGAAGTGGCGCAATGCTCCATTTGTGTCTCGTATTATGAAGGAGTCAGAGAAACTTAATGCTGAATACAAAGTGCCGATTCTTAAAGGCACTCATGCACGCAATGTCACGGTCAGTTCCATTGCTCCTACGGGCACTCTGTCTTTGATGTTTCGTGATTTCGTTTTGTCCTATGGAATTGAACCCGCCTTCTTCCTTTATTATTGGAAGAGGACTCGCATGGCCGGTAAGTATGAGTATTACTTCTGCGTGCCACGAGTAGTTCGTGAAATGTTTGCTGAGGCTGGGCATCCAATTCCTATCGAATCTGATACGATCCAAGATGATTGGGCTGGCAGTAAAGGTATGCAAGTTGCCAAGTTCATTGAAGAACACAGACATAAATTCAAATTCAAAGAATCCACGGAAATCGATCCGATGGATAAACTTCAACTTATGTCACAGGTTATGAAGTGGGTGGATAGCTCCATTTCAGTCACCTACATGCTCCCCATTGGTTCTACGTGGAAAGATGTGTATAATTTCATTCTTGAAGCACACAAGAAGGAAGTCAAATCTATTGCCGCCTTCCCAGATAAGAAGATGTATGGCATTGTTACAAGTATTCCGTTTAAGGCTCTTGCCTTCAAACTAAAAGAAGAGGGGGTAGCGATGCATCATCAAAATTTCTCCGATGTTGAGCTTAAAGACCTCAACCTCTCTCGTGAGAATATTCAAATGAAACCAGCAACGCATCCAAAGCGTCTGCCATCTCTTGATGCGGATATTCACGTCGTATCTGTCAAGGGAGAGAAATTCGTTATTGTAGTAGGACTTCAAAATGGACAACCATATGAAATATTCGGTGGTCATGTCAACGGGTTTGGATTTAAGTTTACCCATAAGAAAGGTAAGATTACTAAAGTTAAGCGAGGACAATATGCTCTTGAAATTGATGATTTTGTAATTGAAGATTTTTCCAAACAGTTTACACCTACCGAACAAATTCTTTTCCGAATGGCATCTATGGCAATGCGCCACGGCATTCCCATCCAATTCGTAGTCGAGCAAATGCAGAAAGCACAGAGCGATATTACGTCAATGGGTGCTGCTGCCGCACGATGTCTCAAAAAGTACATCATAGACGGAACCCAAATCACTGGTCAGAAATGCCCGAATTGTGGGAAAGACCTCGTTTACATGGAAGGATGCACCACCTGTACCAGCTGTGGTCACAGTAAGTGTAGTTAAGGACTTATTTTATTGTGTGGTTGCGTTTCTGTTTCTATATTTATAAACAGACTAGAACCCTTATGTACTAATAGGATTTTGCCTCATGAAAAACGGAATCACTCCCAAACGAGATTATTCTCACGGTGCCCACTTGGAACCCCGTGTAGCCAAGTTGGAACTTGGAATGGAAAGACTTACGGATGATGTCCGTGACCTCGCCCAAGTAGTTAGGTCTCAAGGACAGAACATGGAAGGCGAAATCCAGAAGTTGGTCATTGCTGTAACGCAAGCTGCTGGTCCAAAGAAAACCGATTGGGGAACTATCATTGCGGGTCTCGCTTTGATTATGGCTATTGGTTCTGCTGCTTTCTGGCCTCTTAATCAGACTGTTCAAGAAAACAAGCAAGACCTTGTTAGGTATGAGCAAAAACTTTCCGATCATACTCAAATTGAAATGCATCCGGTTGGGAGAGCATTGATTGAACGACTTGAAAAACAGGCAATTTCCCAGTGGGAAGAACATCAAAAAGACGTATTGGATATTCGTGCCTGTATAGAAAATAAATTACAACCACTAAATCTTCGTCTTACTGTTCTTGAGGAACAATATCGTAAGGATATTGAAAGAGAACGAGACGAACTTGCCAAATGGCGTCAAAAAGCAATGGGAATGGGTGATAGTGCGGTTACGATTAAGAAGCCACAACCGTAACTTAATATCATTTTCCTACCCCATAGAGATATTTATAACAAGACATATGAAGGCACCACAATTTCAAAGTTTGATTAAACGAATCCTCAAAGAGGAGATGGAAAAGGAAAGCGCAACTGGTACGGTTTCTCCTCGCCGAGTGCCTGAAATGAATGGCAACGGTGTTGACCCCGATGCAAAGGACAAGACATTTGCTTCTGATGCCAATAGCAAAGATTTGAAGACCAAGGAAGCGTTGCTTGCTGACCTTATCAAGACTGTAGGTTCATCCGACGAAAGTATTTCGGTTGTATGGGATGACCATGATGACTTGATGGTAAGTGCAAGAGATTTGAAATACATTCGCATTTCTCCACGATGGACGGATTCCTATGTCATTGAAATGATGACTCGTAACGATGATCGCATTTGGGCAACGGGGTTGAATTGGGACCAAGTGAAAGATTTTGTCAAGGTCAATTTGAAAGAGTTAAATAAGCAACCCAACTCTGTAGAAAAGGCATATGACAAATCTTATCGAAATCGTGAAGACCAAACTCCTGCTCCCGACAAGGGACTTCCTCAAAAGGATAAACCAAAAGTTGTCTCCACCGACGAACCTCCCAAAACCAACAAAAATAAAGACAAAGACTATACGGAAAAGCAAGTCAAGAGCAAGGAAGACGAACCGAATCAACCAATGAAAGAAGTAGGCGACTTCAAGAAGACTGCTTCCTACAAGGTTCAAGACCCAGTGAAACTTCGCAAGCGCAAGCCAGATACGAAGTTGACTGTGAAATTGTAATTTCCTACCTACGCATCAAGGCGCACTTTCGGGTGCGCTTTTTTGTCGTACAAATAGTCCCATGACCATTCCAAAAGTCTTCCTGATATGTAAGATGTAAAATATGGTCGTGGACCTCCCACATCCAGTTCGTGGTCTATGGTTGTTGTTAGTAACCATTCATTGATATCGAAGTACATTTTTCGAGGATACATTCGTATCCTTTCTCTGGATACCATGAATTGAGCACTTTTTGTGTGATGTAGAAGTAATGTTTCTGGTAATGTTACATAGGACGAGAACAATTGTTCCCAATGTTTCCTCAAGACACTTCCACTGATCGCAAAACCACATTCTTTCCAATTATCTCCATCTCTTAGACTCGTTATTCCAATCAGATTATTTATACTACAATACTCTTGTGCCCAATTGATTTGGTTGATCAAATCCTGTGTAGAACCTGATTGATGATATGCTGTTTCGTGCCCATGAATAAAAACACATCTATCAGGAAGATTGTCATAGTGTTCGGCAATGTATTTCGTGTAAATGTAGGATTCTCTTCCCACGTTATGTGGAATGTGAACAATCATATTTTCTGTCGGAAGTGTTCGAGAATAGATGATAAATGGAATGGTCAATTTTGACACCCAATCAAGAGACTCACTGCAATGCGATATGATTACTAAGTTCATGTTCAACAAGTTCAAATGCTTTTTCTATTACTATATTCATATCCATGTAAGAATATGACCCAAGCCTTCCTCCAAACACAACATTTTCTCTTGGTAAGCTCGTGTATCTTTGATACAACTCTCGGTCTTCCTTTGTAACTGAAGGATAAAGTGGAGTTTCGTTTCCAGTCCATACCGATGGATACTCATAAGTAATTATGGTGGATGAATGATTATCAGTTTTCCCCAAATGTTTGTGTTCTGTAATCCGTGTAAATTCTACGTTGATGTCTGGATAATTGACAACGGCGCATCCTTGAAAGTAATTGGAAAGTACTGTTTCATGATGGAATTCAGTACAACGATATGGGAGTAACCCCAATCTCAAGTTGTGATATTGATCTATACGTCCTGTGTAGATTACTTTTTCGGCAAGAGATTTCATCTCATGGTCAAATGGCGTGGCAAGTCGTAATTCTATTCCCCGAAGCATAGTCTTCATCATTTGCGTGTATCCTTCTTGGGGAATACCAATGTACTTGTCGTGGTAGTAACAATCATCAAATGTTAGTCGGATGGGTAAACGTCGTGCTACAGATACATCAATATTTCTCGGAGACGTTTTCCATTGTTTGATGGTGTATCCTTCGATGAAAATACTATACAATTCTCGTCCGATAGTTGACAGATAGTAATCTTCCAGATTGGTTGGTGAATCTATTTTCTCTCGTTTAGATTCCAACAGTTGTCGTGCTTCTTCAGGAGTATTAACGCCCCATAATTGATGAAGCGTCATTAAATTGATTGGGAAAGAAAAAAACCTACCTTGGTAAAATGCTTTGACTGTAGAAGTGGATGGTTGAAAAGTAGCGAAACGATTGACGTATTCCCATGTTTTTTGGTTGTTGGTATGAAATGTATGAGGACCAAAGGCATGAACCATTATATCATTCCGAAGGTAGGTATGGCAATTGCCTCCAATATAAGGATTTTTGTCAATGACAAGGCACGTTTTGCCACGGTCAGTTAGTTCTCGGGCGCAAACGACTCCGAAGAGTCCAGCACCCACAATGAGGTAGTCGTACTTCACTCTTGTACATATTGAAAAAAGGTTTGACAACCAATAGGTTTTGTGGCATACTACGGGCGATGAGTGTGGAAACAGATATTGACATTGCCATTCGCAACTGCACTGACCTTAAACCCAAAGAACTGATAATCAGCGACTTAAAGTGGCGTTATTTGGTTCGTGCAGTCCTGCGCTCAAAAAACGTAATGATCATTGGACCCTCGGGGTGTGCCAAAACAATGGCAGCACGTTGCGTGGCCAAAGCATTGAAGCGTCCTTTTGAGAAGTTCAACATAGGATCAACCCAAGATGCCCGAGCGACTTTGATAGGAAACACTACCTATAAGAAAGAAACGGGTACTGTATTCCACAAATCTGCTTTTGTCAAGGCCATTACCACTCCCGATACTGTAGTTCTTCTTGACGAATTCACCCGTGGCACTCATGACGCATGGAACATTTTGATGACGGTGACTGACCCCATTCAAAGATGTTTGCGTCTGGATGAAGATGAAGAAAGTTCTGTCGTAAATGTAGCAGAAGGTGTTTCCTTTGTTGCAACTGCCAACATCGGTAATGAATACACAGCAACGAAAGTGCTGGACAGAGCAAGCGCACGGCGTTTCCCAATCAAGCTTGAAATGAGTCCGCTCACTGGCAAGCAATTGGTATCATTATTCGATATTTTGTTTGGCGATACACGTACGCCCGAAGAAAAGGCGTTGATGAAAACGCTTACAAAAATCTCCGACGACTTGATTGCTCAATGTCGGTTGGAAGACTCTCCTATTTCAACCATTATTCCTCCCGCAAATATGGTTGAGATGGCAGAACTGGTGATGGATGGATTCTCGTTAGAAGAAATTGCGGAAGCCGCCATTTATACAGAATATCCAGATGAAGGTGGTGCTGATAGTGAACGTGCGTTTGTGAAGTCTATTCTTCAAAAGCATTTTCCCAAAGACGTAAAGAGTCCTATCAATGACCCCCTAGTTGGTAAAAAGTAGTTGAGTTTTAATGCTCAAAGGACGTAAAATTTCTCCCGCCGAAGTTGACTTCTGGTTGGATTCAGATAAGTACGCCAACTTCTTCGATGAGCGTACTGATCCGTCGAATGATGCCCTCGTGTTTAGTGTGGACATGGTTCGTCTTTCTTCTATTCGTAAAGCCATTGCTCATTTTGTCCGCATTCTCACTCGGCAGTCTATCCCCGTTTATTTCAATGATTCCAACGCCAACGTCAATTTTGGTGGAAAAGTCATTCATATCTCTGCCCAAATTACTAGCAAAGCAGATTTTGATGTGGCAGTTGGACAAGCATTGCATGAAGGTGCTCATACACTCAAGACAGATTTTGATGTGGTAAAAGCAGCATGGGCAAACATACCGCATCAAATTCTTGTTGCATCTGATGCAAAAAACATTCGCCGTGCATCACTTGAAAAGTTCATTCATACAACATGGAATGTCATTGAAGATAGATTCATAGACAATTACGTATTCAATGAAGCACCGGGGTATCGTGGATATTATGTGGCACTTTATGAAAGATTTTGGAATTGCCCTGAAATAGATGTCATGCTGACCGACCCCGATTTGTTTCGGTATCCAAGTCTGGACTCGTATAACTTTCGCATAACCAATTTCACAAATTTGAATACTGACTTGCTTGCTTTGCCTTGTCTCGAAGACATTGCACGAGTGATTGATATTTCGCATATTGATCGTCTGGAAACAACCAAACAAAGAGTCGAGACAACTTTTGATGTGACCGAGATTGTTTTGGATTGTCTGGATAAAGTTCCCAAGATGAAAACCATCTCGGTGCCGGGAGGACAAAAGCTTGCCGATTCACGAGACTACTTTGACTTTGGTGACGAAGAGGAAGACCCCCAACCATTAACTCAGGGTGGTGAACGGGGCGAAGGTGAAGGCGAGGGTAGGGGAGAAGAGGATAAGAAAGAAGTTGATGTCGGAAAGACTTCTGTTGAAGAAATATCAGATGTGATGAGTGGGAAAGACCCCAATCCATCTCAACCAAAAGAAAATCCAACTGCTGTCAATAAAATCACGATGGATAAAGACGTTGAGAAAGAGCTTCAAAAGCAAATCAAGCAAGTCGTGGAATCTCAGCGTAAGTTTTTGCAGGGCGAATTGCCAAAAGATAAGTTGACTGACCAACAAAAGTCGTTGTTGGACTTGGTGGAGAAGCACGGGATAGTCCTTGTTCAAGTGGAAATTCCACAATTGCTTTCGGGTGATGATAAGAATCTCAAAGTGGATTGTATTGTTGTCCAAAAAATGACCAAAGAACTGATTTTTTCTGGTGAGGATGTCTTTCCCTTGTCTGCGGCAACAAAAATGGGGGATACGGTTCCTACTCCACCAAAGGAGAATGCTGAAGCAGTTAAGAAGGGCATTCAACTTGGCAAGAAATTGGGACGTAAACTTCAGATACGAGCAGAAATCAATCCAGTTAAGACCATTCGGAAGAAGTGGGGTAAGATCAACAAACGACAACTGCATGAAGCAGCGTTTGATGCCGAGGATTTGTTTTACAAAATTCATATTGATGAGCATCATAAAGCAAATCTGCATATTACGGTGGATTCTAGTGGGTCAATGTCTCAAGGAAACAAGTGGTATCAGACGATGGTAGCAGTTGTGGCTATCTGCAAAGCAGCATCAATGGTGGATAATGTCCATGTTACAGTTTCTTTTCGTTCGACTCAAAATTCAGAAGCTACTGCCCTGCCGTATATTGTGATGGCGTACGATTCTAACGTTGATAAATTCGCAAAGGTTCGGCAGTTGTTCCCATACTTATCTCCCAATGGTCTCACACCCGAAGGTTTGGCTTTCGGGGCGACGATGAACCTATTTGAAGGAATCACACCCGACGAAGAAGATCGTTATTTTTTGAACCTTTCCGATGGAGAGCCTTATTATCATCTTTTGACGCCTCAAGGAGTATCCATTTCTTATATTGGCGATGTTGGAGCAACTCATACGAAGGCACAGGTGGATAAGATTCGTCGTCATGGTGTCCAAGTCCTCAGTTACTTCATCGAAGACGATTATCATGCTCGTAAGAAGAAGCACGAGGCAAATATGACGCCTGAAGAGAAGAAGGAAGCAGCAGATTTGCAGAAAGCACTGGATAACGATCCACACCGGAAACTTTTCCGTAAGATGTACGGTAAAAACGCCCAATTCATCAATGTAGAAAGTATTGTGGATTTGGCAAAGACAATCAACGGACTTTTTTTAACAAAGAGCAATGAAAAAAAGTCTTGACATTTTATACACCTTGGGGTATGATTGGGTCATTCACCAAGGGGTGTATCTAATCCTAAGTTTAGTTAACATATGAAGCAAAATCAGCGAAAAAACAATACAAGGAGAGCATTGGAGTTTCCAACGACCACGTACTTCACCATTCGAGACGTAGTTCAATTGAATCCCCAAATGCGTACGGTATCGGAGTCTGACATTACAATTAGAGTAAGACTGTCCAATGCAATAGGAGAAGGCAAAGTTGCAGAAATCGGGTCGGTGCCGGGAGGCAAGGGTCGCCCACAGAAAGTTTTCTCAATGACTCCTGTGACACAGACTACATTGAATAAGGCCAAGCAAGATGGAATCAATCTTGCTGATGGAGCTGAGAAACTTGTTAATGTCGTTTCCGTTACTACGCCATCGGCACCCACAAATCTCACGGCAACGCAAAGTCCAGTACCTGTGACGAACTAACATATGGGTCGGAAGCGTAAACAAGAGCAACTGACCAAACTCAAGCCAAACCAATACCGAATATACGGCATTTTCGACTTCAAGTCTGATAAGCTTGTCTATGTTCACATGGATTATGAGCAAACAGAACTGGAGTTTGAAATAGGGGACTATGATTCTGAACAGTACGACATTGTTTCATTCGATGTCGTGCTTGTTTAGTATCGGCGGATGTATTTGCCAATGGTTTGGATTGGTCCGCTGTAGGTGTCTATTCTGCGGTATCCTTCTGTACCAAGGATGTAGGAATAGATGACAACTTTTGTCTCGGGTTTCACTTCCAGAAGCTCGTCCAGCCTCTTTAACCACGTCATTACAACATTCTTAGACCCCCAAATTATCGGAGTTACGAAGTTGCGGTCAAAGAGAATTGACGTATTTAGATCTGGATAGAAAAGATGAAACACTCTACCTTCAATGTTTTCTCTTTTTTCAGTATTGATGACATTCTGTGGAACCATGCCTATAAATAGTGATTAAAATAAGTTGATTGCTATGTAAGAGTATGGTAAACTTCATCAAAATGAGAAACCGATAGTTATGGGAAAAACGTATAGACGTGACCAAGCGTTCCGACCAAAGAAACATGGTCGTGTGTTTATCAAAGACAACAAGCCTTGGAAAAAGCATAAGAATCCAAAGCATCAGGAAGATAAACCTCTTATCACATCGGATGACATAACACAGGAGAATTTTGGATTATGATTTACGTGCTTGTTTTTGTTGCCATCCTTGGTGTTTGCCTTGTTGGATATTTGCTTTACGCACTTGACCAACGTTTGGGTCGTATCACGGTGTATTTCCAAACTCAGATTGCTCAGATGAATAAAGATTTGAGCACACTTCATGATAATCAAAAGACGCTAGAGAATGATCTCAAGACTGTCTTTGGGGAGTTACAAAATGCCAAGAAAGAAGTCAAGCGTAGCAACTGATGGACCAAAGAAGCGAACGCTCTTTGATCACGTCAAACATATTCGGCAAATCCAAGATCCCGACTATTACATAAACCTATCGGAAGATGATAGGAAGTCGTTCAATCATTTCATGATTCTCCGAGCTTTGGCAATGGACGATACGCTTGTTGAAGATATGGCGCAACTTTACCAAATCTTTGACAAGATTCCTTCTCCACAATTTTACCAGTTGCTTATTGCACTGGTTCCACGCAATAATCGCTTTTGTCCTTGGGTTAAGTCTAAGGTAATGAAACACAATAAAGTGTTGCTAGGGTATGTACAGCAGCGATTCAAGGTCTCCAAGTATCAGGCGAACGATTATGTCAACATTCTTCTACGAACAGAAGAGGGACAAGGAGAGCTTGTAAGCATTTGTAAAGCCTTCGGATTATCCGACCAAGAAATTGAAAAACTATTTTCTGAAAAAAATGAAGAAAAATAACTTTGTTGGAGTTTTTTGCTTGGAGTAATATATTTATTAGGAAAAAGGAGTCCGTATGGGACGAAGAAAAAAATATGAGACTAAGCAAGAAAAGATTGACGCTCAACGTAAATGGAGACGAGAATGGTATTATAGAAATAAAGAATGGGTCAATAAACAAAGAATGCAAAAATACTATAAGAATATGGAAGCGAAATTGTCCCGAATGTGGAACAGAAATAGTATATTATCATTCTAGTAACTTTTATTATGCTCGATCACAACACCGATTATGTTCTCATTGTTGTATAAAAGGAAAGAAGAGTTCTTTTTATGGTGGTAAACAATGGACTCCTGAACGTAGAAAATGGTGGAGTAAAAATGCTCCTAATTTATTTACAAGTAAAAATAATCCGACAAATGATCCTATAGTAAGAAGGAAAATATCGGAATGGGCAAAAACAAGAGTAATTTCATCTGAAACAAAGAAAAAGTTATCTGTTGCAAAAAGTGGGAAGAATAATCCAAGATATGGGAAATGTCCTCCTAAAAGTTCGGGGAGTGGATGGCACTGCTGGTATAAAGGATTTTATTTCCGAAGTTGTCGAGAGTTAATGTATTATATTCAATCCGAAAATAATGGAGTGAAATGTGAATGTGTCGAGCATAAAATTTCTATTCCATATAAAACTACTAATGAAAAAGAAAGAACGTATCATCCTGATTTTTTAGTTGATGATAAAATGTTGATTGAAATAAAGCCAGGGAAGTTGTGGAATACAAAGGAAGTGGCGGCTAAAAAGCAGGCCGCAGAATGTTTTTGTAAGATGATGGGTTATGAATACAAACTCGTGGATATAGAACCGAACTCATTATTACTAAAAGAAAAATATCTCAACGGAGAAATACGATTTGTTGAAAAATACAAATCCAGATTTGAGAAATACATAGGAGTATAGATATGATAGTTATAGGCATCGGAGGACTGGCCCGCAGTGGAAAAGACACCTTTGTTGGTATTGCGAAAAACATTCTAAAGCGGAATGGATACACGCCCGTCCGCATCGCTTTCGCCGATAGACTTAAAGAAGAAGTCACGAAAATGCTTGAATCAAACAACTTTCAAGCATCGGTCTATACGGAAGATTCTGCTGCCAAATCTCTCATTCGTCCATTACTTGTGTGGTGGGGGTGTCAACGTCGTTACGAGAGTGAAGGTGGATTATACTGGGTCAATACTGCCGATGAACATATGAAAAATCATCGGGGTGCTGCCCACCATAACTACATTGAAGATGACAAACTTGTGTTTCTGGTAAGCGACGTGCGTTTTGTCAATGAAGCAAAGTGGGTACACGAATCGTGGGATGGTGTCGTTATCCATCTCAAGCGATATGTTCATGAATGGCATAAGTGTGGGCAAGATGGAAGTGACGAGTGCCAAGTCAAGGTGTTTGACCCAGCTCCAAATGAAGAAGAGGCCAAGAACGATCCTTTGGTTCAAGAATTGGCAGACCATCGGGTTGAGTGGGAGAGTAAAAAGAAAATGACTGCCGCCGAAGCGATGGAAGATCCTTATCTTCAAAACATCGTTTTGAATACCTTGAACAACACCAAGTTTTTCAAATTGGACTCTCCCGTTATCGGGACACTATCCTAAGTAGAGTCCCATTTTCATCATAGAAGTTGATACTTCTTTCCTGCGTCTTGGAAAGAAGTTCTCCTTTTAGTTTTGGAACTACGTGCATTATTGCATCACGATAGAGTTTTTTACAGGTATCGTACATCTTCATCTTATCCTCTTTCTTATAGCAACTGCAAGCAGCACGAAAATTGTGGATGCAATTGAAAAGTTGAGTGAAGACATTATCTCGGTGGGACAGTCCTACTGAGGAAAGCCACTCTGAGAATTCTGATGGTCCACGAATATTCATCCCAATAGTTTATCTATGATTGTGAACAATAGCAATCCTCCAATCACGTAAACCGGAAATAGAATAACATGCGTGGCAACTCCACAACAAATCCCCAACCAAATAGCAATGCAAATTGGACATGTTACTAGCCTTGCCATGAAGCAGTTATGATAGCGGCGAAGGTAGAGGGGGTACGTCAGAAATTCATCTGTCTTCTTCTTTTCCTCATAATCCTTGTAAAAGGACAGGAAGTTTAGACGAAAGATCTTCGTATATTCCAACCATGCATCGGTACGAAACCATACCAAAAGAATCGTGGCGATTAAACAGGATGCTACAAGTATCATGCTCATACCAATAAGTATCAAATCAACACTATACAGTTGTCTTTGATGGTATAGACACTTGCTTCTGGTAGAAGTCGGTAAACCTTCCCGTAGATTTCACTAACATAGGAAAGGGCAAAGATAAGTACGTTTTTGGGTGCAAATTCCTTTACCTTTGCAGAACTTATGACTGGTATGTTGGAGTTGGGGACAAACTTATTCCATTTGTGTGGGTCATCATCAATTACACAGAGAATTTGATTTCTAACATCTGGATTAAGTGTTGAAAGAATGGATAACGTTTTTGCTCCCGCTCCAAAAATTTCGGTTGATCCGTGGGTTGTAATGAATCGGTTAATTGCAGCCGATAACGATGCTTGTGACCGAGACATTCGTTTCAGGTGAGATACTGCATCTGGTTCCCATCTTACCCAAAGCTCAAGATAATCTCCTCCAAACGTCTCATTACACGAAATAACGTTGAATCCGGCCTTTGTTGCAATTTCTACGAGTTTGTTGACGGAGTAGTATTGAATGTGGTCTGGGAAAAATTCATAGAATCGTCCACTTCTTAGTGCTCGGTATCCATTTGGGACTTCAATCAGTCCCACGGCTCCCTTCTTGAGCATCTTCTTAATTCCTAGCAATACATCCAGAGGATCTTTCAAGTGTTCAAAGACTTGTCGAGAAGCAAAGGCATCAAATTTTTTCTTGAGTCCTTCTCCTTTTCCCGAGACGTAAGCACAGATGACTTTGAATCCCGCTTTCCGTGCTTCTTCTCCAAATCTCACGCTTGGTTCAATCCCAATCACTTCTTTGAAGTGTAATTGACAATGTTTTAGAAATGATCCATCACCGCAACCAATTTCCACCATTGATTTCGGAGTCTTGCAATGTTGAGCGAGTGTTGCGGCTTGAAATGCCTGTAATCTTTGCATTGTATCCGAAAATGTAGTCGTCATCACGTAATTATCGTAATACTCTTGCGGTACGTGAGTGGTGCAGACGGTGTTAAACGTCCTGTTATCAAATTGCAACGAGATCGGAGGCGTTTTGACGAAGTGGTTTTTGTTGTCTGCCAAAAACGAAACATTCATCGGCGACTTTTTCAGAAATCCCTTTACTTTCATAGAATGACTAAGTTGACATCATCAATTAGTGGATTGGTGATCGAAATGTTTTCTTTGATTCGATTGATTGGATTCTCCAAGATGATTTTGATATCTTGTCCTTCCAACTCATATTCTCCCGGCTCTTCCGAACGGTAAGCATGAACGATTTCTTGTCGTTGTCTGAAAATTTGGTTGTTACAGATGGAACTGAATACTGTGCCTTTGAGGTCTATGTCAAATACAACATCGTCGGATACTGGTTCATCCACAAAGACCTCTTCAAATTCCCATAGACGATAGTACTTCTTGTACGTGTCCCAATCATCATCGTCTATATTATGCATCTGATTGGCAGGCTTGTGCAAGTTATTATATGCGGTTTTGATTACCTGTCGAGTGTTTGGATTGTCCACGTAAATCTTGTTAAACAAGAAGTAGTTTTGGAAAATAGACATATCCAATGGTGCTGCATGATGGATGTTGGCCGAAATCCTATAAAAATAGTCGTCTTTTACTTCTTCGGGAGTGTTTGGGTGTTTGAACGTCCCCCATTTGCGTAAGAATCGGGCGAGTTCTATCTGGTCCGCTATTTGCTGAAGCCTAGTTCGCTCCTGTGCCTTTTCTGTCCACCATTCGATGCCTCGGGACGATGTACAGGTAAAATGATAGACAAGGGCATTCCAGACTTGTTTTGTCTTGATTCCGTTCAAGGAAAAGCGGTATAAAATGTCAGAATCTACTCGGGAACGTCTAAAGAGGGTATCGTGTCCTCCAATATCTACCCATACCTTTTTATACATTGTGAATGGTGCAAACCAAAAGTTGGTTATTCCGTCCTTTTTGTTCAGTTCGGCAAACTTTGAAAATGCGTCCAAATCAAACTTAATGGGGTCGAGTCCAAAGTCGTGGGTTATTTTCTCAGGAGAAGGTGGATGTAATGGAGGTTCAATGCGAGTGGATGAAATGATGGTGTCAGGAGTTAAGTGTTTGAGAATTTCTTCGTCATAACGTGGACCGATAACCATATCAGATTGCAAATAGGAAACAACCTCAGTCTTTGCCATCTCAAACATGATATTGATGTTTCTTCCATAATCCAGAGGTATTGGAAGTGGATTTTTGACGATGGTTAGGTTGGGAAACATTTTCTTGGCCACAGATTGGAGGTATCCCGTTGTATCTTGATTATCATTTTCCACGTACACAATGATATCATGATCTTTTCGAGATAGATTCTTTTCCAATGAACGAAACAATAGTTCGATGTGATTACGCTCATTGCGGGCGGTATTGATGCAAAATGTTATCTTCATGTCAACTTGTTAAATGTCCTTCGGATTCCTTCTTCTAAACCTATCAGTGGGAGATTTAGAGATTCGAGAATATCTCCATTACCTGTATAATCGTTTCCAATGTTAATGTCCTTGAGTTTAATCAATGCAGGAACATTGGAATGTTGAGTAATCAATCGTGCAACACCTATCAGGTTTATTTTCCATACGTAGGATAAATTGATATGTCGTGGAGCGGTTGGATTAGTGAGAACATGGTTTACTACGGTAAATACATCATCCATGTAGAAAAAGTCCATTTTGAGATCCTTATGGACTTCTACAGGCAATCCACGTTTCATATTCAAAATTCCTGCCTTAATGAAGCGAGTTGTATCTTCATCTTCATTGAAACATCCGAAAAGCCTTAGAATCCAAAAGTTTTTGTGCTCCCATAATGAACGACGTGAAATGAGATTTTTCGCCAAACCATAGGGGTCTATTGGCCAAGAGTTGAACATGTCTGCTTCTCTAGCTTCTTGGATATGATGGCGACGATCAAATTCGGCACCCGAACCAAAGATTATGACTGGAATGTACGGTGAAAATAGAGATAGATTTTCATACATTGTGATGTTGGCAAGAAAGTCTGTGTAATCGTCTTTGTATCCTCGTTTTCCTCCTTTTACTGCCGTATGAATGACTGCCTCTATCTCAGTGTCGTCAGCATATTCCAAAACACTATCGGAGTTGGTCATATCCATTTCTGTACGTGATGGAGCGACAACCTCATGACCAGCATTTTCAAGAAGGGGTTTGAGATTTCGTGCTATGTAGCCTTTTCCACCTGTGATTAGGATTCTCATTTCTTCAGGTTGATGTAACAGGGGTCTGGTGAATGTAAAGCTTCTCGGAATGTTTTCTTGAGGAAATCGTCCAAATCAGATTCGGTTCCGAGAGGTTTATAAAACTTGATGTTTTTCAATACCTTCATAATCTCTTCATCTTCTTCTGCCCAATGGGTGAACCCAAGGTATCCATAATCACGATTGCGACCACCACCCGCAAGCTTAATGGGAAGTTTTTCGTGATTGGCAAAGTTGCGAATAAACTCGAACGGGCGATATAGAAGGAAAGGAGTGATGGAATAGCAGATGGGAACTTTACCTTCCATTGCCATGCCAGCAGCAGTACCGATCATTAGTTGCTCGGCAGACCCAACGTTGAAAAAGCGTTGTGGGAATCTATCTCGAACCGTATCCCACAGTCCATATCCCATATCAGCAGTGACGAGCATAAACTTGGTATGCTCTTTCATTTCTTCCAGAACTACTTGTGCGAATAGGCGTCTCATAAAATAGAATATAGTTGTGGAACTGAATGAATTCCCTTTTTGAATTTATTCCAATCATTTTCCCAAATGAACTTGACATTATACCCAAGAGATTTCATTTTATTCAATTTTTCAAATGTTCGTTTTAGAAGAGTATTGAATGTCAGTTTAGTATCTGGATTTGTATGATTTCCATCATATACTTCTGGGTTTCCGTGCCAATAATCTCCAAGAAATTCATATATCGTATTGGTATGTGGATCATATCCATCCACATATTTCTTTTTCCATTTGGGAAGAGAAAAATTTCGGATTGAAATTTGTAAGTAGTCCATAAAATCGCATTCTCGTTTGGAAATTTTATGTAAACATTGCGGACATTCACTTCCTCGAAGATGATGATACGGACTCTGTATAAATTCTCCGTGTTTAGGACAACTAATTTTTATCTTCGTGTGGGAGTTGATATAATGGACTTTTGAGTAATCGTATTTATGACAATGAATTTTGTTTGCTTTGCTAATGAACTCATCTGAAGAATATCGGTATTTTCCCGAACATTTTATACATCCCTTCCCCGCCAAATGGTCGTTTGCTTTTTGATGAAATAATTCTCCACAACTTCTACATTTTATTGAAACCTTTTTTCTACTTATAATGTAAATGGTAGTGGAATAGTCATATTTGTTACCATGAACTTGCTTTGACTTGGAAATGAATTCTTCAGTTGTCAGTTTTCTTGGCATATAATTTCTTGAGTTTCATTCCTTCCTTCAAACATTCTTCTACCCATTCTTGGATGGAAATTCCATTCTTAGCACAATACACTTTTAGATAAAGGTGAATCTCACTTGATATTTTTAGAGTTTTATCCATATGAATAAGTATTGTAGAAAAGTAGAAAAGTGTAAACTATTTTAGCAAATTCATAGCAACTGCATAGTCATTGTCGGACATTATTTTATAATGAGCATTCATGCCTTTGAGAAATGGAAACTCTTCAGTGGGAGATTGTGCTTCATTGAGTATCATGATATTTTCTGGATTATGAACAAATGCGCTGATGCGTTTGTAAAAGGTATCAAATGGAATTTCACGATATGCTCCATATCCATTGTGTACAAAATAGAGGCGAATGTTGTCAACGGGTCTGTCTCCGATGAACTGAAGTGCTTCCCATACAACACCTTCCGCACATTCCCCGTCACTGAGCATGACGTGAACCGTGCGGTCTGGATTTGCAAGTGCTCGTCCTACTGCGGCAGCAATTCCCATTCCTAGACTGCCGGTGGAGCAATAAATGTGATTTGCTTCATCCAAATGTGGATGCCCTCCTTGCTCCTTGAACAATTCCTCGGCATTGATGCCGTAACGCTTCTCTAATACAACATAGAGTGCGAGGGAAGCATGTCCATTGGAAAGAATGAAGATATCATTCAGTTTCTTCTGCTTGTCGAAGATCCATTCAATTGCGTCAACACAGGAGAGATAACTTCCCAAATGGGAAAGTTTGTGTTTATACGCAATCTCAATGATTCGCTTTTTCAGGTCTTTGTTTACCATATGAACATGTTTTTGTAGTACTCAACAATTGTCGGTAGTTCTTTGTCGAAGTCACATTTATTGCTCCATCCGAGCTGGCGGAGCTTACTGTCGTCTAGGCTATACCGCACGTCTTGACCATCTCGGTGATACGAGAAGTCACAGAAATCTTCAAGCTTTTGGATTGGTGTGTTGTACAATCCTCCACCAATGGGCAAAGGACCATATCGGCATTCGATGATTTTCTTCACCACTTCTATGTTTTGAAGCTCAACATTTCCTCCGATATTGAAAATCTCGTTTTGCTTTCCAGCATAAATGATGTAAATGAGTGCCTTTGCAGTATCTTTTGCATGTAACCACATGCGTTTTGGAGTTCCTCCGTTGTGAAGAGGTACTTTTCTTCCAAGTTGAATGAGCTTGCAAGTTTTGGGAATCAGTTTTTCAACGTACTGCCCACACCCATAGTTATTGGTTGGGCGAACGATGACATACGGCACTTTGAATGTGCGTCCCCAAGCAAGTATAAGCATGTCAGCTGCCGCTTTGGTAGCCGAATATGGATTGCTAGGTTTCAAGAGGTCGGTTTCTGTATGTGACCCCTCGGCAATGTCACCATAGACTTCATCTGTGCTAAAATGAAGGAGAGTAGGCATTCGGAAACGATCCTTCTGACGGATAAGTTCTAGTAAATGATGAACTCCATTAACATTGGAGCGCAGGAATTCGGCACTACTCACGATAGAATTGTCAACGTGAGTTTCGGCAGCAGTATTGATGACATAATCACAGTCATATAGACGTTCCAAATCATTGATGTCTGCTTGAATGAATGTGAATCGGTCTTTTCCAAGAGTTTCGAACTGTTTTAGTTTGTGTGGTTGGGCAGCATAGGTCATCTTGTCAACACCAATGACATACCATCCTTGCTGTAGGCAAGCTTCGGTAACGTAAGCACCAATGAATCCAAGACAACCAGTTACGTAAACTATTTTACTCATGACTTTTTCCTCATAACGAAATACCAGTTCCAACTTCGTCGGAGTTCTTCTGGCATTTCACTCTCACTACTCAATCTTGGGTAGTCAGGTGTTTGAAGAATGGATGGATAGACCGTCTCCATCTCGAATCCATGAATGTACATGAAATAGATGAAGTTGTCATAATCCCACAGTCCTCTATACAAGAACTGATGTGCCATTCTCCAGTTAGGAACACTCACGAAGAACAACGATTTCTCGTGCATCAATGCTTTGACTTTTTTTACAACATTTGACGGAGCAATGAGATGTTCCAACGTATCATTACATATCACCAAGTCATAGGAAGGATTCAATCCTTCGGTGTCTAAATCAATGGAAATGTCTTTTACGAAGAATTTTCCCTTGAATTTCTTTTCGGAGAAGTACTTCTCAGCAAAAGGTTTATCTACCAAGTGATAATCTAGTAGATTAGGGATCTTCTCTTGGACCATTTGACTCAATACTCCCGGTCCTGAACCAATTTCCAGTATGGTTTCAATCTTTTGTCCTTCGATAGCATCGGCGATGACACCTGCTTCATATTCATAGCGACTGTTCCATCCACTTTCTTGCAGACGGCTGGCGTCCTCCCATTCATTCACTTCAAGAGTGTCAATCTTGTTAGCATCGAATGTTTGCTCAAATTGATTGTGTTGGATTCTGAATATGCTCATAGACTCTTGAAAAACTTATTGACGATTTCTTGCACATAGTCAAGTTGTTCGGTTGTGATGACAGGACTTGTTCCCAAAAAGAGTGTGTCGGTGGTTACTTTAGTTGCTACAGGAAACATATCTTTAGCAGACTTAAATCCACGAATGCCTTGTACCTTACTTCCAACTTGTTTGAATACCTCTCCGCTACTGTGGTGAGTAGCAGTGTACCATTCTACGTCTTGATAGGCGGGTTGAAGAAGAAGATTCCCTCCGAAATAGTTCCTTGTTTGGATTTTGTGATCTTCCAAGAAGGATGTGAAATGAGAGCGTCTAAATGGAGCATGATCTCTGAGAGTGACGGGAAATGCGAACCAAGAAACGTCAGCATTTTGTTGTGCTTTATGGATGTGGAAGAATTCTTCGTAGGGAGTGAAGATTTCCACGAGACGCTTGTGGTTTGACTTTCTCTTGGTGTGAATCTCGGGCAACTTGTCCAGTTGCGCCAATCCAATGGAACATTGAAGTTCGATAGGTTTGAGGTTGTATCCGATATTGTCATAAACATATTTGTGGTCAAAGACCTCATCTGGTAGTTTTGGCAACCATTTACTAAAACGGCATCCGCAGCTACCCTTAGTTGATAAATTGGCTTTTCGTCCTACACAATAGCATCCACGACCCCATTCACGAATGCTTCGGGCAATTTTTTCCATTTCTTTATCGTTGCAAGCAAGGAATCCACCTTCACCCATTGTCATGTGGTGAGCGGGATAGAAAGAACATGTGGCGAGTTGCCCCAAAGTTCCGAGTGGTTTGCCATTGTAGGTTGTGCCAAGAGCATCGCAACAATCTTCCAGAAGGATGACTCCGTACTTTGCCATAATGTCTTGAATCAATTCCATATTGGGCGGGTTGCCCAAGACATGAGCAAACGTGACAACTCTCGCTCCTTCTTCTACCGCTTCCATGAACTGTCCAACATCAATATTGAGAGTATCCAATTCAATATCAACAAAGACTGGACGAAATCCAGCTTGAATGACTGGATTGACAGTAGTAGGAAAACCTGCTACAGGAACAATGACCCTCGTTGCGAGATTGTCGCTCGTACCTTTCAATTTGAAGTACTTCTTGGCAGTAAGCATCATCAAAAGATTGGCACTTGACCCACTGTTGGTAACAATACCATGCTCTTTACCGAGCAACTTAGGGAACTCTTTCTCAAAGCGCATAGCATCTTCACCAAGAACCAACCACTCATTGAGTAGTGCGTTGACGGCAGCGAGATACTCTTCACTATCAAAGTAAGGACCGGAGTATTGT